ACAGCAAATAGAAGAATGAGATTTATTGGATTAACACCTAAATATGAACAATCAACAAGCAACAACCCACTACCATGGACACAACATTGGTTTAATAGTCGATCATTGCAAAATGCTCCACAAGAAACTGAAATAGAAAGTTATGTTATTGGTGGTGTAAAACAAGATGTTAAAAAAGATCAATTCAAAAAGTTTAAACTATAATGATTAAAATTAAAAAAAATAAAGATAAAACAAATATAGCAGATTTAGAATGTCCTGAATGTGAGGAAGAATATTCTATCAAATGGTATGACGAAGAAATAGAACCTACAACATGTCCATTTTGTGGTGCTGAGTCGTTAATTGAAGAAGAGGATGCTTATTTTGAACAAGACAAAGACGACATTTCAGATTGGAATTGATTATAGTTTAACAAGTCCTGCTATTTGTGTATGCAAAGGTGAGTTTGTTTTTAAAAACTGTAATATATATTATTTAACAAACGTAAAAAAATATGAAGGCAATTTTTATAATGGACAAATAAATGGTAGACTTCATTTACCCTATACCACCGAAACACAAAGACACGATCAAATTTCCGATTGGGCGATTGATATTATTAACGGCCATACTAACAATATTTTTATAGAAGGATATAGTTATGGTAGTAAAGGACTTGTATTTAATCTAGCAGAGAATATGGGTACTTTAAAACATAAACTATATAAACTAAACAAAACATTTGAAAGTATTGTTCCAGGTAGAGTTAAAAAGATTGCCACAGGAAAAGGAAATGCAGATAAACTTAAAATGTATTTGCAGTTTAAATCAGATACAGGTATTGACTTGATGAAAGAGTTTGATCAAACAAAACTAAATAATCCAGTTACAGATGTAATAGACGCTTACTATATAGCAAAGGCAGGATATGAAAATAATACAGTTTGATAAATCAAAAGCACCAACAGCCGTTTTAGACGCAATAAAATCAGAGCATGAAATTATTAATCTATCAAATGTTAGTAAGTTTGATTATACACATTTTTATGAAATGAAAAATGCAGATTTCTTTATTAACAATGGAACATTTGGAAGTACTCACCCTAAAAGAGAATGGAAACCAAATGCAGATAATCATAAACTAGCAGTTGGCAATCATAGAAACGATCTTGTTAATATGTTTGCACATCACTATGGTAAACCAATTATTCACTTTGAAAGTGCTACACTTAGTAGAATTAAATGTAACTATATCAATAGATTTTACAAAAAAATATCACCAAGATTTTACAGAATGGGTTTAAATCATTGGGTGTTTAGTCATACTAAATGGTGCAAACCTATTAAAGGTAGATTAGAAAAAGTTTTAAAGTATATAGAAGACGAGAATATGATTAAGTTTCAAAATGTATTTAATCATAAATGGAAAAACAATAAAGACGGATATATTTTAATTCTACCTGGATTAGAAGATGATCCTACTAGTTCAATTCCTGTAGATAAATTTGTTGAGCAATCAGTAAAAACACTTAAACAAATTACAAAAAGAAAAATAGTAGTTAAATCACATCCCCATAGTAAGTTGACTTATGACAATTTAGATGTTGAAGTATTAACTGGTGACAGTAGAATTGTTGATCTTAAAAAACAAGTTTATTGTGCTGTACTAGATAGTAGTACTAGTATATTTGAACTAACAGAATTAGGTATTCCTGCTATCACAACAAAACATAGTTTTGGAATGTTATTAGGTAATACAGATTTAACAAAGGTAGAGAACCTACACTATGCAAATAGTGATGATGTTTTAAAATGGTATGAACGTATGGCTTCAACTGAATTTACTATATCAGAATATGAAGATAAAGATTTTATTTTTGCTAGAATGAAGGAGTTATTAAATGAGTAATATAAAGGGATTACCTAAACACTTAGGTGGGCATGGTAATGTAACACATATAGATTCTGGTTTATTGCAATTTGCAAAAGACGAATTGAAATGTAAAACAATGTTAGATATAGGATGTGGACCAGGTGGTATGGTGCATGAGGCAAACAGATTAGGATTAAATGCAAAAGGTGTTGATGGTGATTTTATAACTACAAGAGAAAAACCAGAATTGTTTATAATGCACGATTTCACAAAAGGTAAGTTAAACTTAGATGAAAAATATGATTTGATCTGGTGTTGTGAGTTTGTTGAACATGTTGAAAAACAATATGAAGACAATTGGATGAGTTTAATGCAAAAGGGAAAATATATATTTGTTACTTATTCAGAACCAGGTAAACCAGGACATCATCATGTTAATTGTGAACCATTAGAGTATTGGATAAAACTATACGAAAAATACGGATTTAAATATAGAGAAGATTTAACAAAACAATCTAAAGAATTATCTACAATGAAAAGAGAATTTTGGAAAGATACAGGATTAGTATTTGAAAATGTCAGTTAAATTAGTTACAACATACAACGACACATTATATAAAGATTATGCTTTTAGATTTTTTCAGACCTATAACTGGAAGTTTGAATTAAAACATTATAATGAAGATAGAAATATGTATAATATTATTCCTGATTGTAAAAAGTTTGTTGAAAGAAATAAACATAGAAATGGACAATCATCATATAAAGAAAAAAATACAACCTTTATAAAAGATGGTGTAAGATTTTGTTATAAAGTTTATGCCTATACACATGAAATATTACAGGCAAGTAATGGTGTTGATGGTATCATAGGTATTGATGTTGACAGTGTATTCTATAAATCAATCGATGAAGATTGGATATATGAAAACATACACAGAGACGATTGTATGATAACTTATTTAGGGAGACCTAATTATAGTGAGACTGGTTTTTTATATTTTAATATGAAACATCCTGAAATTAAAAACTATGCCAGAGAAATGAAACGAATGTATGATGAAGATTTAATATACAATCTACCTGAATACCATGATAGTTACATTTGGGATCATGTAAGAAAACAATTTGAAAGTAAAGGTGTTAAAAACTATAATATAGGTGATGGTAAAGGTGGACATATTCAAGCAAGATCAATACTAGGTTCTATATACGATCACACAAAAGGTCCTAGAAAACTAAAAGGTAGAAGTCCAGAGGCAAGAGCATGAAAATACTAGTAATGGGTTTACCGGGTTCTGGCAAATCATATCTATCAGAAAAACTTACAACAAAATTAAAAGCAGTATGGTTAAATGCTGATAAAGTTAGAGAAGAAGCTAATGATTGGGATTTTAGTCCAGATGGTAGAGTAAGACAAGCGAATAGAATGTGGTTATTATCACAAAAGGCAGTAGATGCAGGTAAGAATGTCATTGCTGATTTTGTTTGCCCAACACCTAAGACAAGAGAAGATTATAACGCTGATTATATTATTTGGGTTGATACAATTAAAGAAGGAAGATTTGAAGATACAAATAAAATGTTTGTACCACCTGAAGAATATAACTTTAGAGTGCCTACACAAAATGCGGAGTTATGGGCAATTAAAATAGCTGAAAAGATTTCCGCTACTGATATTAGAGCCAAAATGAGAGAAGATGGGAAACTATGATAAACATTTTTATAGGAATGGATAGTAAAGAGAAAGTCGCATACAATGTTTTAAGTTATAGTATAATAAAAAATAGTACTAAACCTGTTGCAATAACACCAATCTATCTTCCTAATATTAAAGATGACTTTGTAAGAGAAAGAGGTAATCTTTCATCAACAGAATTTAGTTTTAGTAGATTTATGATACCACACCTTATGAACTATCAAGGATGGGCATTGTTTATGGATTGTGATATGTTAACGTTTGATGATATAAATGAGTTATGGAGAATGAGAGACGACAAATATGCCATACAAGTTTGTAAACATGATTATACACCTAAACATAAAACAAAGTTTTTAGGACAAACACAAACAGCATATCCTAAAAAGAACTGGTCTAGTTTTATGTTAATGAATTGCAGAAAATGTACATCACTAACACCTAACTTTGTAAATAGAGCAAGTGGTTTAGAACTACATCAATTTAAATGGTTAGAAAACGACAATCTAATAGGTGACTTACCACTAGAGTGGAACTGGTTAGTCGGTGAATATGATTTTAATCCCGATGCTAAGAATGTTCATTACACTTTAGGTGGTCCTTGGTTTAAAGAATATGAGACATGTGAATATTCTTATGATTGGTTTGAAACAGAAAAAGAATGTAATAATTATGATAGTAGGATTTGGAACAAGAAAAGTAACGGATGAAGTAATAAAACCTTTTGTTGAGAATGAAGGTGGAATATTTTACAAGTCTTCTACAATAATGGTTGATAAGTTTGATCAAGCAACCTGGCCTAAATTTAACACCTCATCTTTTAAATTAAATAAACCAGATGTTGCTGTGTTTGGTATACTAAGAGGTACTGAAAGAAAGCTTTATGATTGTAAAAGATTAGGATTAAACTACTATTACTTTGATCATGCTTATTTCTTTAGTGGTCATAAACTACATGAACATACAAATTTTAGAGGATACAGAATAACAAAGAATGGTGAGGCACAGACAAAGATATTAAAACTTACATTGCCTGATATACACAGAATACAAAAGTATAAACAACCACACTTAAAAGAATATATTGAATTTACTGATAGTGTTCCTGGTAATAAGATAGTAATAATACCACCAACTGAAGCAGTTGCTAGATTTTATAAACTTGATGTAAACAATTGGATAGATGATAAAATAAAAGAAGTCAGAAAATACACAGATAAACAGTTTATTATAAGACTAAAAACATCAACACATCCTTTAGAAGAAGATTTGCAAAAGGCATTTGCAGTTGTAACATATCAATCAACAGTAGGTATAAAATCAGTTATGAGAGGTATTAGAACTATTTGTGATGACGTTTCAATGTGTAAACCTGTATCTATCAAAATAGAGAATATAGAGAAAGACTATATAAGAGATAGGGACAAAGAACAGGCATGGATTGATAGTTTATTAGCAAGTCAATTTACAATGCAAGAAATAACAAATGGTATTGCCAAACAAGCAATAGATAAATTATATGATTATAACACATGATATACCTTGGAATAGTTGTTTATCTAAACAGTTATTTCCAGCAATAAAAAAAGGTTGGAAAGACGAGAACACTCCTATACATTTTTTTTGGGGATTAGGTGGACAAAATGTTAAAGGTATTAGAGAGTGTGTAGAGAAAAAAGAACAGTGGTATTATGTTGATGTCGGATACTTCACACAACAAATAACAAGATATCCTAGTCCTAAAATACATGATTACGATAAAACATATTTCAGAATAGTAAAAGGTGGATTACATACTATTAGAGGTGCAATGGGTAATGGTGCCAGAGTTACTGAATTAGAAAGAAAAGGAATAGATGTAAAATTTAAAGGTTGGAATACAGGTGATTGTAACCATATATTATTATGCCCTTCTTCTCCTACAGTTACCTATCACATAAATGGTATTACACAGGAAGAATGGATACAACGAGTAACAGATGAAATTCAAAAACATACTGATATGAAAATTGTTGTAAGGCAAAAACCAAGACCTAACAATTCTGAATGGGGAACAGATATAAAAGATAGATTAGAAAGAACTCATTGTATAGTTACAAACATGAGTCTGGCTGCAATAGATGGTATTATGAATAGAGTACCTGTAATATGCCATCAATCTAATATTGCAAATTTTGTAAGTAGTAGAAGTTTGAAATATATTAAAAAACCTATGAGACCTGGAAGAAAAACAGTTGAGTCATGGATTAAAATGGTTGTAGAAAATCAATTTACAATAGATGAGATAGAGAGAGGACTTGCTTGCAAGATTTTAAAACAACAAGATGTATAATGTAATATGTGTTTATACTGGCACAAAGTATAATGTAAAATTTGTAAATATATTATATAATATGGTTGAGAGAAATCTATCAAAACCATTTAACTTCTATTGCCTAACAGATAATCAAGGACAGAAATTCAATTCAAATATAAAGTTGTTAGATGTGCCACAACCTGTTTTAAGAACATGGTGGAATAAAATGCATTTGTTTAATCCAGCATTAAACATAGAGGGTAATATTTTATATGTAGATTTAGACGTAGTTATAACTGGTAGTTTAGATGAGTTTTTTACA